AGCCGTGAGGGGTCTAGAGTCATGGTATCCTTCTGGGGGACGCTATGGCTTCGCACGAAAAAACCGCTGCGCTTTTTGTCGGAACCATGTTCCACAGCGCGACCATCACGCACCTTCAGCACCTTGCTACGAAGTCCTTCGCGCAGCACATGGGGCTGGGGGAATACTACGAAGCCATCCCCGACCTTGTGGACAAGTACGCCGAGGCGTATCAGGGTAGGTACGGCATCATCACGGGCTACGATGTCGAGTTCCACAAGAACAGCAACCCGAAGGCGTATGTGAAGTCGCTGCTGACCTTCCTCGACGAAATCAAAGGCTCACTCCCGAAGGACAGCGACCTTGTTAACCTGTTTGACGCGGTTGTGGATGCCGTGACGAGCCTTAAGTACAAACTCGAAAACCTCGAATAATGGCGAAGAAAGCGGAACCGTCACGGGTTGCTGCCGCGCTGCAATACCTCCAGCAGATGCGCGACCGTGCCGCTGACTTCGGTGGCGGGGTAGTCGATACCCTCGCAGACCGCGCACGGAATGTCGGTGGACTTGCCTACGAAGCCTTTACGAGCGACCCCAACATCGGGCGCATGACGACGGCAGAGTACGCCCAAGCCGCCGCCGCACGCGCCCCTACACCGCGTCTAGACGCTACGGCGCAGGGGGTTGGTGCATTGGGTAAGGCTCTGGTCACGCAGCCCGTACAGACGGCTAAAGCGGTTGTTGTTGACCCAGTTGTGGAAGCGTTTGAAAGCCCTCGGTCAATGGGTCAATTCGCGGGTGAGTTTGTTAACCCGCTGCGCCTAGCCGCCGCGCTGAAGGGCTTTGACCCTGCGATGGCAAGGGTTGCCGAGTTTGACCCTCGGTTTGATGATCGCGTTAAAGAACAAGCGCGGTTGAAAGCATTAACGCCGGTTGTTGAATCTCGTGGAACGGTCAACGCGCCCGAGGTGTCATTAACGCAATTTGAGGGTCGCCCGTTTATTATCAGTCAAAGTGACCGGACAGCGGCAGGCGGCGTCCTAAAAGGCGTAAACGATGTGACGCTAAATCGTCCAGTAAATTTGCAGGGCGGTCAAGATTTCATGTTTGAAAACCCGGGGATGGTATGGGCATCAGGAACTAGTCCCGTCAACACGCTGCAAAAAATGGCGCGGGAAGCAAAAGAGGTGACGGGACAAAACCCATTGTTTTTGCCTTACCGAATGACGCCCTCCGGTGGTGATTTTGCTGCAATGACCGGGGAGACTATGCTGAATTACGCTGATGCCGTAATGTCTAAATCGGTCAAGCGCGAAATTGATAAAAAAATTAAACAATTCATTCCAGATTGGGCAGGGTTAGGTTCTGAAAAAGGTATACAGCAGTATCAGAAAGCGTCACAAATGAACCGAGACGCGATCCGCGAAATGCTAGACATTGATTACAGAAACGCAGGCGGGTTAAACATTGGAGAGGCAAGATTAGCCGTCGCAGACCCTCGTCAATACACCGCCGCTGATACGGGATTGCAAAACGTGGGTGAGGTATTTGCTGGCTCGCCAACAATTGCTCAATCTGGTCACCCATCGTACCCGGCAGGATTGCCCGGCCAAGGATTAGGTCGGTTAAAGGAGGACGTGCAGGCTTACGAACTTCTGCCTGATTTAGCAGCGGCCCGACGTATGGCCGATCCGCGCAATCCGAACCGCCGTGATTTCAGGGCATTGATGCAGCCCCGAACAGGAATATTGACCGCCGACATACTTAAACGTCTGGGTTATTGAGCAGGTACTTGGGACTAAACATGGCAGCCAAATTAGCGTCGTATCGGTCAGTTAAGAATTGCCGAACCGTTTGTTCGCTTACCGTTTTAACGCCCCGCATACAACATGAAGTCTCATGCAAGGTCAAAGCGTCACGCATTTTGCGGGGAATCTTAACGTCAGTATTGACGTAAGGCGTCAGAGTCTCTATTTCTGATTTCATGCCGTTAGTATACCACGCTAAACGATTAAATCTAAAGTAGACCTAAACCGATGGCAAAGGGTAAGAAAACAGGCGGTAGGCAGGCGGGCACCCCTAATCGGGCCACTCAGGCCGCCAGAGAAGCCATTGCAGCGTTTGTGGACGGCAACGCAGACCGCCTCCAAGGGTGGCTAGACGAGATACACCAAGAGAAGGGCGCAGAGGCGGCGTTTAAGTGCTTCAGCGACCTACTCGAATACCATGTGCCTAAACTCGCACGGCACGAACACAGCGGCCCTGACGGCAGCAAGATTGAGATTGAGGCGACTTGGGGCAAGCCCGAGTGAAGCAGTGGGTAGAACTCCCGTATCGCCCTAGACGGGCTTTCATGCCGTTCCACGACCGCACTAAGCGGTGGGCCTGCCTCGTCGCGCATCGGCGTGCTGGCAAGACCGTGGCAGCGGTTAACGACATCATCCGCGCAGCCTTTATGTACAAGGGGCCAAACGGCCTCTTCGGGTATGTCGCTCCCTACCAGAACCAAGCACGCCGCATTGCGTGGGATTACTTCAAGCACTACGCCCAGCCGCTCATCAAAGATGCAAACGAAGCGCAAATGACCCTGACGCTGGTTAACGGCGCGAAGATTAGCCTTTTCGGAAGCGATTCCGCCGATGCGATGAGAGGCTTGGGGTTTAGCGGCCTGTATCTCGATGAGTACGGTGACTTTAAGCCCAGCGTATTTGGCAATGTGTTAAGACCGGCTCTTGCTGACAAAACCGGATGGTGCGTTTTTGCAGGCACTCCGAAGGGACGCAATCAGTTCTACGACATTTACCAGACCGCCCAGCGCATACCGGATGATTGGTTCCTGTTGCGCCTACCTGCCAGCGAGTCAGGGCTGCTGCCGCAGGGTGAACTTAACGCAGCGAAAGCCCAACTGTCGGAAGACCAGTACCTCCAAGAGTTTGAGTGCAGTTTCGAGGCGGCTATCCTCGGCGCGTTCTTCGGCACAGAGATGCGACAGGCAGAGCCGCGCATTAACGAGCGTGTAGTCTTCGAGCCGGGGTATCCGGTACACACCGCATGGGACTTGGGCTACCGCGACGACACGGCTATCTGGTGGTATCAGGTCGTGGGCGGCGAGGTGCGCGTTATCGACTTCTTCGCAGTCTCGGGTGCAGACATCCGCGCCATTGCGGAGGTAGTCGTTAACAAGGGTTACACCTACGGCAAGCATCACCTGCCGCATGACGCACGCGCCAAGAGCCTACAGACGGGGCGCAGCATCGTAGAGCAGTTGGCTGACCACCTTGGCATCAACCATTTGTCCGTGGTGCCGAACATCGGCTTACAGGACGGAATCCAAGCAATTCGCCAGATGTTGCCCCGAACTTGGTTCAATTCCGTAAAATGCGGCGACGGAATAGAGGCTTTACGCCAGTATCAACGAGAGTATGATGAGGACAAGAAAGCGTTCAGGGCATCACCCCGACACGATTGGACATCACACCCTGCCGACGCTTTCCGTATGCTTGCCGTTGCGTGGAGGGCTGAACCGTCCGCGCAGAGGCCGCTAGAGAGCAAGACCTTGATTGTTGGGCCACAGAACGAGGTCACGCTAAACGATATGTGGCAGGTTCACGAGCGTAGCGTCTCAAGGAGGGCGCGAATATGAGTAATCCGGTTACAGAAAGCCAGAACTTTAAGAACATCACTTCTACGACAACTGTGCGTACGGGAACGGGCGGGTTGCTTGGAATTTTCGTTGCCAGCGCATCGTCAAGCCCGACAATCAAGATTCAAGATGGCTCAAACACTCTGGTCAACACTTTCACTCCAGTTTCGGCAACCTTTTATCCCATGCCGGGATGTTTTGTTACCTCGCTTGTAGTGACCATCGGCGGCACGGTTGAT